CTTTCCAATTTGTTCCATCGGAATATACAGGCACAGCCACTGCCCCGCCAGTTGCTACGGTTACGCCAAACGCAGGAGCTAACGCATCTGTTACAAAAGACCTTGCGCCTATTCCTGAAGTAACTGCGCTTGGCAACGTTGCCACTGTGTAGTTAGTTAGGGGTGGTAATATGCTTGCTGTATTTAACTGAGCAATTAACGCATCAATCCTGTTGAAATACAAACGCGAAACGTTGTTAAGCTGCTCTTGATACCTTGGCTCATATTCAATAGGCGCAAGAGGTAAGTTAGGCGCAGAAACCTTGTTTAACTCAAAGTCAGTCGTGACAAGTAAAGTCATTATCTACGTCCATCTGGTTTGATGTCAATGCGGGTAGCACCAAGCTGCCACGTAGTACCAAGAGTATCGGATTCCGCTTTGAATATAATCTGTCTTCCACGAACACGGGTGTTTATTTGCCCTGTAAAGCCCTCTGCAATCACATAAGAAGCACCGGTTAGCTTGTCTATATCTGCGGTTACAGCAGTGCCTGTACCAGATCCAGCGTTCTGCATAGGGTACAAAGTAAACGTAATTTGCGGAGTTACATCATCAGAAGACCCAGAAAACGTTAAGTCAGGAAGCATACGCCAGATAAACCCAAACTTATCGCCATCGTCAATGTCAAACTCTGATGAAGAAATGTAAGCCACGATGGGGGCTGGCGTTGTGGTTTCGTTGTCATCTACGCCAAACTCATGGAACACAAGATACCCATTGTATGTTGTTGCAATTGGATAGTCTTGAAGACCAGAGTCCAGCCAAGCCGTGCGGCCCATATCGCCGTAATACCAAACACCTTTACCACCATTTGCGTTTGTTTCAGCGTAATTAAACACAACGTACTTATCAATTAGAGTGTTATCTGCAGAGCAATAGAACCACCAGACTTCATTGAAGCCTTCGTTGGTGCTGGCAAAAACTTGAAGGTTCTGGCTTAGATCAATGTCTTGATAAACGAACTTACGCAGATCGCAGTTCAATGTCTGGGTGCGTCCGTCATACATATAGAACTTATCTACACCCATCCAGTACACAATACCAGACGCTTGGGCCACTGCATTTGGGCCAAGGATGGAGATGTTGTCACCCAAAAGCTGAACACTCCACACGGTTGGCGGGCCTTGGTACTGCAAAGAATAGACTGCGGAATCAGTTAAAACTACAATCTCTTGACGAGTCTGAATGGCTGCAACAATTTTAGAGCCGTGAGATAAGCGGATACTGCCTGCTTGGTTTGTGGGGTCAGGCGTCCAATCAATAGCCGACTCTTGATCACACCAACGAATTAGCATGGGGTCTTGAACTGTCTCATTAAAATCATTACAGCCAAACGCAAACACAAATCGACTAGCATCAGACACATAGATGAAATTTTGTACTGACGGCACATCTGACGCACCACTCAAGGATGCTAAAGGTATACCCCTAATTGACAAAGATTGAGTGCCAGACTGAGTGCCCGATGTGTTGACAACAGTAGATAGCGTATAAGTTAAACCGGTTGGCGTACCCGCAGTGGTTACAACACCAGAACCACCAGCCGTTGTGGATAGTGTAAATGTGGTAGAGCCGTTGGTTGCAATGATGAAGTAAGTTGTTGGATTGACATAGCCTGTGATCGTTCCTGTTCCGCCAAGCACTCCGCTAATGGTGATGGATTGACCAACTGCCAGCGCAGGAGACATTGCAGTACAAGCAAACTGCCCTGCAATACCGGTAATTGATACACCGCTTAATACAGTAGCAGCGCTAGACGCCGTTGCAGATGTGCGCAAAGTCAGTATTGTAGTGGACGGTACTGACGCTACGTAATAAGTAGTATTTGCAATCAACCCTGTAGGCAAAGCGCCTGTAGTTACCAGCTGAAGCGCATCACCGACTATTAAATTATGATCGGAAATAAATGTTAAAACGGCAGGGCTGGAAATAGTAACGGTGAACTCTTGTCCGGGTAATTGAACGTTGGCATCCCAATAATAAATAGCGCCGCCCATAGTGGCAAAAATTAAATCTTCGCCAAAGTTAGATTGCGACCAAAGTTGGATTGGAGCGCCAGTAAGTTTATTGGTTCCCCATGCGTTAGTACCCCAACCACCGCCACCCCAGCCAGTAAATGGTGTTTGGACTTCGGACGCTACATTAAGCTGGTACGTAGCCACAGCAACTGCGCCGCCGCCCGGAGATCCAGCCGCATCAGTAGCATTAGCCACCGCCGACACCGTTGTGATGGTGTATATGTTTAGGTCAATCACCGTAACTTGATATTCTTGGTTTAAAACAGCGGCGGTAATATTCCCGCCAAGACCCGTAGCGCCATTGAACGTAACAAAGGAGTTAGTTGTACAGCCGTGAGCCGCATCGTAAACAGAAATAACCTGCGATCCAGATACCGCAGTAAATGGGTTCCCCGACCCGACTAATCCCAACATGGGACTTACGATCTTACGAATAGGTGTGATGTCGTAGAACAAACCACCTTGGTTAATGTAAAACTTAAAACTTGTACCGGCACTGATAAGACTCTCACCAGCCAGCGTTACCCAGTTCCACAAAGAACGGCATACACCTAAGAATGTAAAGTTGGAATACTGCGACCAGCCACCAATCTTCTCTGGAGTACCCTGACGGAAACGAACTTTATCGCACTCGTACCAACCCGACTCGTTGTAGTACCGAGTGTTTTCTCGGTTAACACCCGGTTTTAATGCAAGTTTTTTGAGTGTCATCGGCAGTCCTAGGATAAAAACACGGCTCGTTCGTCAATACGGCGTTTTTGCAGCCCCTTGAGAATTTTACCCCCCGCCATGCAATACTTCAAGAGTTCTTCTGCTGCGCCTTCCATATCACCACGCAATAACTTTTGACGCATGGTTGATCTCTGGAGAGTACCTAGACCTACATTAAAAGAAAATGATACCAGCGCGTCAAACTGTCCTTGAGTAAGAGGAACAGGACAATAAGTAGCCACTCCCTTCTCAAAGCGATCAAGATCCGCCCTAAGTATTGCATCGACTTCCTCCATTGAGTGTTTACGCATAGCCTCTGGGGGCGGTATAAAAGCGTCCCGCTGATCTATTTTGAGCTTACCTTGTTCTGGAAACATGACGTGCCCAACGCCCACAGTCCACAACTTTGCTGGACATTTATACGGATTCTGACGCACGCCTTCGTGGTGTCGAATCATGTGCAGGCACTTGTCAGAGATGTTCATTTGCCAAACGCCCGACCACCAAAGTGAAAAGCAATAATAGAAGCAAACAGGGCTTGGGTGTCAGAGTCCCACAGCATCTCGGCTAACTCTACAAACGTAACGCCATTGTGCCAACCGTAGGCAAACAACCCAACGTCAACAAAAACTAATAGGAAGAAAAATCCGTAGGTAATAACTGGGCGAACGCTGGCGCGAAGGTTTCTCATCCATGTGGATGTACCCTCGTTCAAACTTTGATCGTGAGCGTAGATTGCCTGCATCTCGGCTTGCTGTGCGCCGATCAACACTTGGGCAGTGTTAGCCGCGCTTTGGGTTTCCAATTGCTCCGACCGTATATGCTCAATACGCTCTTGGGCTTCAAACCCTGCCTTACGCAACTCCAACTCACGCTGTATCTGCATCTGGGCAAGGTTTAACTCATGTGATTTGTCGGCGCGGTCTTGAAAAAAGTCCAATAGTTTGGGCAGGCCACCCATTAAAAACGAAATTAAGGTTGAGAGTAGTGTCAGCATTAAAGTCCAATCATTCCAAGTAGTTTAGTTACGATCTTATCCGCCAAAGCATCAGGAATGTGCTTCAGCAAGCCTAGCACCCATATCACAATACATAGCCTGACAAAGACTTTAAGGAATTGGTCAAACTGTTTTTGGTACTCATTCACCGACCACACCCTGTCTTGGGACACAGGTCAGATAGTTCAGCAATCCCCCAACCAATAGCGCCAATAAACATCACGATCACCACAATCCCTACGGCCCACTCCATTTGTTCTTGCTCGGCCTCTTTGCGCTTCTTTTCGTCAGCCTTAACTTGTCGTGCTAGATGCGCGTCTTCAACGTCCATCTGCTGTTGACGTTCTTTAATTTTCTGCCACACATCAGCACGGCCAGTGGCTTGGAATAGCAACATTAACTCAGATTCAAAACGCCTCGCTTCATCCAAAACCATCTCAATTTGTAACGCTACACCAAGGTTAGACTTGTTGCCAGAACGCTTGGCCTCGACCATTGATCTGGTAGCTACGCTTTTGGCGTCAAACATCTTAGCGATCATGGGAGTTAACCCCGCTAGATCTTTTGCGACCTTGCTTGCTTTCTTAACAAGTCCTATGGCTTGCTGTAGACCTTCTAAAGCGATTAAAGGATCTATCATTTCCGTACAACCTTTTCCCACTGTAGGCAAACAACTTTGCGGTTATAAACATCTCCCGTCCACGCCCACCGCACACAGCGGTATTCAGTCTTCTTATCCTGAGTAGATGCCCCCGGTAGAAACACCAAAAAGAGCATCAATAAACAACGCATTTACCATGTACCGCCCCATGCAACCATGTACGTACCCCACACAATAAAGATAATAATGCAGGTTGCGGCAATGAATGCTTCAGCCCAGTCTCGCATGATTAGGGTGACTCAGGCCAAGTAATAGTCCAAGGGAATCCACTCTGTGCAGTTACATCACGCAAGGCTTGACGATAGGTAGCCCATACTGCTTTGTCAACAGGTGCGTCAGCTACTTGTGTCCAATCA